CACTACATCTACACCACGGACGGGCGCTCCTTTGACATCCCGGTATCCGACATTATCCATATCCGCTACAACAGAGACCCGCAGGACATCCGCCTTGGGCGTAGCCCTGTTATGGCGGTACTGCGCGAGATAGCCACCGATAACACGGCAAGCACAACCGCTTATGGACTCTTGGCAAACGGCGCAATGCCTAGCCTGATTGTCGGGCCTGATGCCAAAGACCAAACCGTAGACATCAGCATGGACGATGCTCGGCAGGTCAAGCGGCAACTGCACGAAGACCTTACCGGGGACGGTAGCGGTGGCATCGTGGTAATGACTGGTGCATACAAACTTGACCGGGTATCGTTGACACCTTCAGAGCTTGCTCTGGATTCTGTACGACGTGTACCGGAGGAACGCATCTGCTCTGCTATGGGCATAAACCCGATGGTCTTAGGGCTTGGCGCAGGGCTTGACCGGTCTACCTACAACAACTTTGAGCGCGCCCAACAGGCGGCTTGGGAAGATGGCATGGTGCCGTTACTCCGTACCCTTGCCGATGCTATTACCGCAGACCTCCTGCCAGAGTACCCAGAGACGCAGGAAGGTGACTTTGTACAGTATGACCTTGAAACCGTGCGGGCGCTGGCTGATGACTTAGCGGCTGAAGCTGAGCGGGCAGAGCGGTTGTACAAGGCTGGCATCATCGATAGAGCGGAAGCCAAGCGCATAGCCGGCCTTGAAGCCGTGCCGCAGGATGAAGGGCAGCTACACCCGCAAGCCATCCCGGTACAGACTACCGATGCTCCTATTGCTGAGATCCGTTCTTTCGACATGAAGTATCGCCCAACAACCGGCATGAAGGAAGCGGCACAACGTGCTTTGGATTGGAAGGCTGAAGGGTTCGACGGCGGGACGCGGGTAGGCTTGGCAAGGGCTAACCAGATAGTGAATGGGGAGCAACTTTCCGAGGATACGATTCTACGGATGTATTCTTTCTTTAGCCGCCATGAGGTAGACAAAAAGGCTGAAGGGTTCAACGCTGGTGAAGACGGCTTCCCAAGCCCCGGTAGGGTTGCCTGGGACTTGTGGGGCGGTGATGCTGGCTTCCGCTGGTCAACATCCAAGCGCGATCAGATGCAGGGTGAAGAGGGCAAGAGCCTTGATTGTTGCACTCCGGGGGTAGTGTACAAGTCTCACCCTTTTTACGGGTACGAGCTGGAGAGCAGCTCAAACGGGTAGATGATGGCACGGGCAGGATTTATGCAGCATCGCAGAAGTTTAGAAACGACCTGCTGGAGCGTGAAGGCGTAGCCATCAGCCGGATGCAACGCGCATACAAAGCCGCTACCGCTGCAAGCATTGCAGAACTGGAAGCGCTGGAAGGTCGTATTCAAGAGCGCCTTGATAATGGCGAAGACCCAAGCGACACGATCTTGTGGATGCGTCAGCGCATCATCGACAACATCGAGGAACTGGGAAAGAACCTCAAAAAGTTTAGCATCGAGGGGGCAACGATTACCGCAGATGGTCAACTCCAAAGCGCAATACTTGCTAATGATGCAACGGCGGGCCTTGTGGAAACGGCAGCGGGTAAAAAGCCCGCAGGCGTTACCCTTGGTACTTCATGGACACGTCTACCAGATGAACAACTCCAAGCCTTTGTCGGGTTCGCAGGCGATGGTAGCCCTCTGGCTATCCTATTCGACTCAATCCCACAAGTAACCACGGACGCTATGCAGATGGCGCTTGTACAAGGCATAAGCCTAGGTGAAGGGCCACGAACGGTAGCGCGGCGGGTAAGGCGTGCATCTGACATTGGACGCTACCGAGCAGAGACCATTGCGCGTACAGAGATGATCCGAAGCGCCCGTGAAGCACAACGGCAACTCTACACCCAGAACCCTGCGGTACAAGGTTACCGACGGCAAGCCACGCAGGACAGCCGGGTTTGTCTTGCTTGCTTGGCTCTGTCCGGTACCCTTTCCACTACCGATGAAATCATGCCAAGCCACCCGAACTGCAGGTGCGTGATGGTTCCGGTAACCATGAGTTGGGCAGAGATAACCGGGGACAGTAGCATCCCAGATACACGCCCTCCGGTAGCAACACCTGAGCGCATACTGGCTGGTCTGTCGGAGTCTGACAAGTTGGCTATCATGGGCGCTTCACGCTATGCCCTATACGCTGAGGGGCTACCGCTGAGTGACATGGTTACCGTGGTACCTAACGCCGACTGGGGGCCTACGACACGGGTACGGCCACTCAAAGAGTTAGAAGGCTACGAACCGGATCTAACGACTTACCTATGAAACTGACCGTGTGGGATACTTACGCCATGGACGTGCTGACATCTACAGTAGACGGAATCAAAAGTGACCGGTTAGGTTACGTCAAGGGTTATCTGGTTCGCTTTGGTGATACCAAGACGGCAGACCTTGAGGGTGACTACTTCACCAAGTCAACCGACTACGGCTTTCCTATGACTGAAGGCAAGCGCGTACCTTTGAACGTTTACTACCACCACGGTATGGATTCAAGCGTAGGCAAGAAGTCTATCGGTACTGGCTACATCAAGATGGATGAAACCGGCTTGTGGTATGAAGCGCAGCTAGACTTAGCCGACGAGTACGGCAGTATGATCGCGAAGCTCTGCAAGCAAGGCAAGATGGGCTTTAGTTCCGGTGCCGCTGCTCATCTGGTTGAGCGTAAGAGCATGGGCGGTGCCGCTGAGATTACCCGGTGGCCTATCGCTGAGGCATCGATTACACCGACACCAGCCGAGTATCGTAACAGTGTCAAAAGCCTTGAGGAGTATTACGGCATGGGCGAGATGGATGACATGGAAGAGATGACACCGGAACCAATGCCGGAGCAAAGCCCAGAAGAATACGCCGCTGAGATATTCAAGATGGCGGAATCGGATCTAGTGCATGAAGGCTTGGAAGCCTACTACGATGCGATGTGTGGAGCCATCGAAGCCGTATCAGATCAAGCCATGGCGGATGCCATCATTGATGAGTTTGCTAAACGTGCTAAGGCGCTCTTTGCCATGCACGGCATGAAAAGCGTATCACCCGCATCATTGCGGGGTGTTGAACGTCGGCTGCGGGATGCAGTCGGTTTGTCCCGGAGTGCTGCAAAGCGCCTTGCCCCTGTCGTTTGGGATTCACTGCGGGATGCAGACCAACCAGAGACGCAACCGGATCTCGTAGTCCTGGAAGCGAAAGCCTCCACTGATAATGAGCGAGCTGACATACTAGCCCGCTTGGAGTTGTTGACACAACTATGACAATCGAACAAATGCAGGCTAAGCGCGAGACGCTTTTGGCTACTGCTCGTGAACTCGCATCCGGTGATGGTGACATCGCACAGGTCAAGTCTATTATGGCAGAATCTAACAGCATCCAAGAGCGTATCGAGACCATCAAGGCACTCGGACAAGGCCACCCTGTGGCTACTGAAGTTGCAGTAGAACAGCCTTGGAAGTCCGGCGGTATCGGGCGTAACCCGCTTTCCGGTACCCGTGATGAAGCCAACTGGAAGGCTTACGCTTGGGGTCAGTGGGGACGCTCCATCATGGGCAACCGCAAGGCCGCTGAGTGGTGCAAGAACAACCTCAAGTCACAGTCTGAAGGCACGACAACCGCTGGTGGTTTTACTGTTCCAGATCCGCTGAGTTCTGAGCTTATCTACCTGCGTGAGCAGTTCGGTATTGCTCGGCAGAACTGCCGCATCTATCCGATGAGTTCTGACGTTCTCAACGTTCCAAACGCGACCGCTAGCACAACTGTGTACTACCCTGGTGAGAACACCGCTATCACTGCAAGTGACTTGACATTTGCACAGGTGAACTTGGTTGCCAAGAAACCATCCGTGCTTACTCAGGTATCCAAGGAACTGGCAGAGGATAGCATCATCGACTTTGGCGCAACCCTTGCCCGTGATATGGCTTATGTCCTTGCGAAGGAAGAAGACCGCGTTGTTTTCAACAATGCAGTAGACTCCACGAGCGGCCTCGATGGCATCCTTTATGCTATCTACAGCAGCAACGCCACCAAGGCTAACATCGCTTCGCTTCAGGTCTTCACGACCGGCCAGACGATTACCTACTCACCGACTCTTGCCAACCTGAAGGGCATGGTCGCAAAGCTCCCGACGTACGCCGCAAATGCAAAGTGGTTTATGCACCGCGAGATTTGGTACAACGCCATTGCACCACTGCTCGACGCTTTGGGCGGTAACTCAATCATGGACATCCAGAATGCCTATGGCCCTACGCCTATGCTTTATGGCTATCCAGTGGTCTTTGTGCAGAATATGCAGAAAACCTTGGCAGCATCCACGCCTTATGTCCTCTTGGGTGACCTGAGCATGGGTACCGCTTTCGGTGACCGCCGAACCGTTACGATTGAGGTTTCGGATCAGCGTTACTTTGTTGAGGATGCACTCGCATTCAAGGCAACCGAGCGATTCGCTTTCAAGGCGTTCGACATCGGTAACGTTGATGCAACAGCAGCCAACCGCGTACCGGGTTCACTCATCGTCGGAGCATCCGCAGCTACATAAAGCGAGCGGGTTCTATCTCAAGCCCTCGGCAGACGTGCCGGGGGTTTTTCTTTTGTCAATCCGGGCTAACGCCCATGTGGGATACTTACACCATGATGACCAGAGCCGAGGCAATCGCACAAGTTTCACTATTTGTGTCCGCTCAAAGTTACCCGCAGATGTCCACTACGGACATCGGCTCTATCTTGGATTCCTTTTCCCGCTTCACCACTTGGGCAGCGGCAACCACCTATGCTGTCGGTGACCGTGTGGTACCTACAACGCCTAACGGACGGGTTTACGAGTGCAGGGTAGCCGGTACCTCAGGGGCTACACAACCAGACTTCCCCGTCTATTCACCGTACCAAGTCAAGGGCTTTGTACTGGAAGATGGCACCGGTGACCCAACCTTGATGTGGGTAGACCAAGGCCCGATCAATGTTGAAAGATACGATGTCAGGACAGCCACCCGGCAAGCGTGGCTTATCAAGGCCAGCAGGGTAGCGGCAGACATCGATGCCAAGGAAGGCACGTCCGATGTGAAGCTTTCCCAACTGATGCAAAACTGCTTGACCATGGCAGACAAATACCGCCCGGTGGTCTTCGCATGAGTCCTATTCTCCGCTCAACCATTCAAGCCGGGATGGTACGCAACCTCTGCCAAGACCGTGTAGAGATTCACCGCTTTACTTTGACCGAAGATGGCAGGGGTGGAGTTACTGAGACTTGGCGCAAGGTTGCCGAGTACAACGCAAGGCTAACCAACCAATCAGACACAGAATCGATTGTAGGTGGTGCCATCGCATCATCTGCCCAATGGACGCTAATCATCGCTGTAGGGGCTGATGTGATGCCACAGGATAGGGTTTACCGGGTAGGCGATGATGCCAAGTACTACGACGTAGTCGGATCAGACTTTGGGCAAACTGAATTATTGGTACAACATTGTGGATTGGTGGAACGAACCTCATGAGCGCATCAGAATGGACGGCTATAGGTATCTTTGTGGCGGGCTTAGTTGTTAGCCTACTGGTCTACATCGTGCAGTTTCTCCACAAGATGGATAAGCGCAACGAGGTTGACAGCATCACAATCAAAGACCACGGGCATAGGCTCGGTAAAGTTGAGACCGACACCGGCGAGCTGAAGACAAGGGTTACACACTTGGAGGCTAAACAATGAACTCAATAAGTATCTCAAGGCTGGTCGTGGTCGTTCTGATCGCCTTCGTCGCGAGCTTCTCCACGGTCTTCGGCGATGGCATCCGCACCTCCGAAGCCAAGGACATTGCCGAGCTTGGCGCAGTGATGGCGGTCTACGGTGGCAAGGCAATCGCGGCTGGTTTCACTGCTGCGATGAGTGCGGCGCTGGCGTTCCTCACGATGCCTTTCAAGGGTGTGCAGGCTAACAGTCTGAAGGTGGGCAAATGAACTTTCAGAGTCTTGAAATAACGCAGAACCCACAGAACCCAGCCGACTGGATTGTCAAAGGTGTAATCACCAACGATGCAAACGAAGAGATTGCAAACTTTGGCCCTGATGGTGAAAGCGTTTTTGCTTGGTGGGCGCAACAGGATAGTACTTGGCAGTTGTCTATTGTC